GCCTCTTCCAACTTTTTAAGCTCATTATCAATATATTCAAGATACCATTCCCTGTCTGTCATCTTTTTTTGTTCCTTCCCCGTCCGGCGCTCCTGGTCACTTTACACCCGCCTCGGCCCCTGTTCGCCCTTTTACCTTTTCCGCTACCGTCTCTTTTTGGGACTCCTCTTGCCATGATATCTCCTTACATTTACAGAACTTCTTTACTCTACCGCACCCTTTACAAATATCTGCCGACACCGGCCAGTTCCCCCGCGACTTAGGGGTTCTTCTCATTTCCTTCTTCCCTGCCTCTCAAAATGGCTGTTAGCAATCCTTACCGCCAAGCCTTCACAATCTTTACCGTTCTCGGCCAAACATGTTTTTAAAGAACCGTTGGCTATCCTAACCCACTTCTTCTTCTGGGCCTTAGTCAACCCTTTCCTATGCTTGTCAACGTCATTCACCGTCCACGGCATTAACTTCTCCTGATTTAAAAGAGTTCTCTATACGCATAATCTCCTCCGCCATGATACATTTTCCGACATACAACTCTCTGTTCTGCGTAGTCGGAAGCTTCAACACTGTTTCAGCGTTCTTCAAGCAAACCCTTATTTCATCTTGCAAGTCCCGCCATTCCTGCGGGTTGCTCTGGAACCATTGGATTAGCCTCGCCTTGCGTTCCTGGTCTTTCGTCATTCATCCCTCCCATGTTACTTTTAATATCAGACATTATTTGCTGTTTTGTGATATCTTCCTGCATTTTCTCAACAGTAGCGTTGATATGAGGTATGATAATCTTCTCTTTTATCTCCTCGGGAACAGTCGGGTTCGCTAACAGTTCCCGGTGTACTTTCAAGTGGTAAACATGATCTTCACCGTTAGCCGGTTCGCCGTAGTCTCCCTGCATAAACCGAGCGTTTTCTTCTTGAGGCGTGTGTACCTGTTCTCCCTGGACTTTCGGCAAAAACCGGGACAATCCTGTCTCATCAAGTTTATCTATCAACCACTTGGTCAACTCATGTAAAGCCATCATTCCTTCCCTAGTCTGAGGGTTAAAGAACGGGTTGCCTATCAACAACCTATATATCGCAATGGCCTTGTTCGCTTCAAAAGATTTGTTGACGTTCAGAATGTTCCCGGTCAACTCAAAATCAGGTATTGATTTTAAAGCGAAATCTTCCAACGTGATAGCGTCAAACTTCCAAGGGTTGTTTGTGTCGTCCCCGACAATCCGCATAAACTTGTTTTGCGGCATGTTCTCTTTATATAGCAAAAACCACTTTCTAAAGATTTTCTTGAGCGTGGCGTTCTTCCGTTTGATAATCATGTTCAACCGGACATTCCCCTGTGCTACCACAATCTCGGCCTTTTTAGCCGGAGCGTCAGGGTCAATCTTGCTTTCTATCCCCGCGGAATAATCTGATATACCAAACAACATTTGAGCCCAGTACCTAACCATTTCAAGCATGTTCTGTAAAGATTCGTTGGGTTTAGGGAACTCCATGAAATTAACAGTCTTAGGGTCAGCGGAAGGGTACATATACCCACTACGCATTTTTAAAGGCTCATCCCGCATATTCCCCATAGGCTGAAAGAATCCCACAGGGTTGTTTGACTGAATAGTCCCTAAAAGATACTGGTTAAATAAAGCGTCATAGGCTTTCTGCTGTGATCCCATAAACTCTATGATCCCCGAACCTACACGCCGGCCGTCATCGTCAGGAATGAAATAGTCCACGCCTATTGGCCGCTCTTTTAAAGGAAACCTGTTTTTCCTTAAACTACACAAAACGCCGGAAGATACATGGACAATAGCAATAAACTCGTCTTCCATTTCCTGTAAATCCTCGGTGTCGTCTTCATCGTCTTCTTTTATAGTGAAAATCCTCATCCTACCGTAGAACTCAACAAACTCTTTCTCCCACTTCCCGATAGGAATGTTATCGCCCTCATAGTCGTCTTTATCAGATCCAGATGTCCCGCCCCAGTCTTGGATATCTTTGATAGAGTCTTTATACATATTCCCTTTGAGCTCTTCCCGTAAATACTCGTCATAGGTGTACCGAAGCTTTCTAGCCTCCCACGACGGGGTTTTCCCCATTAAAGCGTTATTCGGCTGTATATAGTCTTTCCGGGAGAAAACCTCTAAAACCGGGCCGTTGTATAAAAGCTTTGGCTCTTCTATCTCTCTATAAATAGGCTGTTGTGTGTCTGGGTCAATCCAGGGGATGTTAGGGTTGCGAGGGTCAGGGATCGGCTCTCTCTTTATATCCACGCCGTACTCTTTCTTCCAATGGACAATATACGGACATTCCCCGTTTTTCTCTGAGGAATGGAACAGCCGGTCAACCTGATCTTGGATGTTCATTTCGTTCTTGGCTGACCAGTTCCCGAAAACGCTTAGTTTCTTTACCTTTGGGACGTCTCCCTGTTCCGTAGGAATAACCCGCATGATGTCTTTAGGTGTAAAAAAGACGTTCATTATATTAGCATGGACGACCTCTAAAGTTACCGTGGACAACGGAGTGCGGTAGTTAGGAGTGTCAGCGTCAGCGCCGGGTAAAGTCTTGCGAACCATTCGGTATGTTTCGTCATACTCGTCTATCCTATCGCATAACTCGTCATGCTTGGTCTTAGTTTCGTTAATCCGGTCTGTAATATGCCCGGCTATACGTTCCCTCTCTAGCATGTCCAGTTTGACAAGGTAGTCTTTGTTTTTCTTCTTTATGCGCCGTAAAAAGTCTTTTTCGCTTTCAGCCTTATACTCTTTCTCGTCTTTGATAGACCCGTCAAACCCTAGCTCTTTGGCTGTCTCTTCCGGGAACTGTATGTTATCCTGTAAATTCACGGAACCTCCTTAACTGTTACCCCTTAAAACCCTGTTCGCTATATCCTTTGACACTTTGATAACCTTCGGGGCGTCACTCGACTGCTTCCTAGCCTCTGCCCCTAAAATCATATTATCTATCTGTAAGTTGAGAAGCCTAAACGCATGGCTCATTAGCTGAAACGACACTTTCCCAACCGTAATAGATATCTTCCCTTCTTCTGCGACCACCCTGAAAACTTCTATCGGCTCTTTTCCGTTGTTTCCCATTACCTACTCCATTTCGGCTTACCAAAAGCCCTGTTAGGCGTCACCTTGCCCTTAAATATCACTTTCCCGCACTTATCACACCGCCAGGCTTGACGCCCTTTGGCTTTGTCTATCTCTTTGTGATTACATTTCATCTATCACTAGCCCTATAATATCCTCACCCTTTACCAAGGTTAAGTTCTTCCCGTCTGACGTGGTGAAATCCGTCCCGACATACTTTGATATCATCACCGCCATACCAGGCTCAATCGCCTTAATCTTTAAGTAAGCGTTAAAATGTATCAACGCCATTAACGCTTCATGCGACCCGGACTTAGCCTTCTCGGTCAAGTTGGCGATTATTTCCTCCGTGTTTTCAAGTAGCTTCTTGTCACAGAACGTGTGATCCGGAATAAAAACAACGTCCGCTAAGTCTGTCGGCCGGTCCTTGGTAGTGTCTGCCGCTAAGATTATCCCTTTACTTCCTAGCTTCTCCCCAATCGGCCTACGCTTTACTAATATCCTGTCCCCGTAGGGTATAACTTGTTTTGCCATCAGAACCTCCTTTTTAGGCTATCTGTACCTATACGGCTGTATATCAGCCATCTTTCCCATATAAAACCCGTACTCTGTCATCATAAAAGAATCTGCATAATCAGGGCTCTTTACGTTCCTAGCCGCCATATCCTCTTTAGTCTCGATCTGCTCTCTACCTAAAGCGTCCGGCGGTTTGACCTGTATTGAACAAAGCTGATACTTCAATATCTGGTATTCTTTCTCCGGTAACAGCTTTAAACTGTAAATCCCTTTTTCAAACTTCTTAGCGACTATATAATAGAACTGCGTCCGCAAATTCTTGAACTTCCTCTTATCAAAAGCTTTTTGCCCGTACCCCCCATGAAACGCAGAAAACGGTACATGCCGCTCCTGGAGCATATCGTCTAAGAACTCCCCCATTCCGTCAGCGTCTATGACTAAGTTGCTTAAACTCTTTTCTAAGTAGTCTAAAGCTAAAATATCCCTCGTCTTTGTTGAGGGTATCTGCCGGTAAGGTCTGATACTCTTTATAGTATGACCGTACCGATAGGTTATAACCGTTTCGTCCTGACCATGCTTACTGGCTACGTCACAAGCCTCAATCCTCGCGCTGTCTTCCTCGTAGTCTTCACTTTCCCTGTTCCTGGCGGCTTCAACCCAAGAAAACCTAATCAACGAGTGTTCTGTCTCCTGCGGTATCTCCCCAGTAATAGAGGATTTGTACTGCATAGAGTCTTTACCGTACTCGCTGATAACCTCATCCTCGAACTCTCTGCCGGATAACCCCGGGATAATTACCTTGTTTTCCTTGTAGTTCGGGGTGTCATGAACAGATATTGTGATCTGGTTATACCCGGAGTTGTGAGTAAAACACGCCGGAAAGTTACCGTTTGGGCTCGTTGGGTTGCCTATCCCTAAGAACCTTACATGCCCGGATGTCATCAACCTGTCTTTAGCTTCCCATATCTCTGGTAATATCCCTGCGGCCTCATCAAAGATTATTAAGAGGTGATCGTTGTGAAACCCCTGAAACCTGGTAGCCTGTTGAGTTACCGTGTCCGGTTTAGTAGCAAACCCGTAAGCAAACCACTTTTCGCCCAATTCTAGCTTAGTCTTAGTGATATGCCCTCCTAAAGGAATCTTAGCGTTTGCATGAGCTAACCTTATCTCCCTCCAAAGTAACTCTTCAACCTGGGGATGGCTCGGTGCTGTTGTTATTACCGTAGATGGGTAATGGCAGTATAAGAACCATAAAGCTAACCTTGCCGCGCTGAAAGTCTTACTTACCCCGTTCCCTGCTTTTGCTACGGTCTTCTTGTTATCCCTTACAGAATAAGCCAACTCCCGCATTTTACCCCAAACATGCTCTTCCTTTACGTCTAGGCAATCCACAAAAAACTTAATAGGGTCTTTCTTATGCTTCTCTAAAAACCGGACTATCTCATTCTTTGTCAGACTCATTGGATTTCTTAACCATATCCGCTAATGTCAAAGAACCGCTTACTTTCATCTCCTGCTTATCCCGCCAATCATTCGACCTTCTATTCTTTAACCAGAATATCTGCGCCGTAGTGTCCGGGTGGATTTCTTTAGTCACTACCTTAGTAACCTTCAACTCCCCTTCCCTAATCTCCTGTGTGACCTCATCATACTTATACCCACAGGCTCTTTTATACAAACTCTTAACGACCTTTTGGTCTGCTTTTACCTTACCCCTTTTTATAACCTCGGAAAACTTCGGGTCTTTTTGGTATGTATATAACGTATCTACGTTTATACCAAGGACTTGTGACATTTCTTCCATTGTTAAGCCCAACCCCGCTAAAGTCTCCAACTGCGTTAAGGATATAGTGTCCTTCTTGCTTGGTCTGCCCCCTTTGTTTTTTTTCGGCATTACTCCCCCTTCATGTCTAACAACATCTGGACGACCTGTTTCATGCTTTGGTTTATGTCCTCTACATCGTCTTTTATGTGCTGTTGATCGGTTTTTATTACTTGTATATCGGTCTTGGTGTCTGAGTTGGCCTTCTGGATGTCTTTGATTTCTTGCTGTGCTTCGGTAATATCCTGGGCGTTTTGCTTGGTTTGTGCCTGTGTCGCAACAAAACTACCTACTATTGAAGCAAAAATTACCAGATATGATATGATTTCTCTTGGTTTCATAGACATACTATATATATTAAGAGGCACAGTAGCTCCGGAGCTTTACTGCGTTAGCCTCTTTTTTGCTCTCTACATATAGTTGTCTTAATTAGGGGGGTCTAATTAACAGGTGGGAAAAATATTTTTTATTTTTTTAAGTATCTACCTCACACACCGCTGAAACCTCTTTTTTATCTTTGTCCATGTTACCCTCACGTTATTTACTGTTATCCCCATAATCCGGGCTATTTTGTCTTCTGGCCAAGAGTATTCTACTTTTAAATCATATATTAACCGTTGCCTGGCGGTCAGACTGTCGTATATCGTAAGCCAACCTGAAACTGAGTCGATAGCCCCCGCGATGTCCCTGCCTTGCTGTATCTGCCAAAGTGTCACTTCTACCTGCCGCTGTTTTTCCAAGCCAAGCCTCCCTTCTACTTGATACCCTCGTCTTTATTTAGCCTCTATTCTTTTTTCAATTCTTCTTTTTCTCTTTTCATACTGGTCATTGTAAAAAATCACATCCTTTCGGGGGGCTTTCCCGGGAATCCTCTACCATTTCTTCCACTTTCCAAAGTCTATTTTCTATTTTTGAAAGTCGCATTTCTTCTTGACGGCATAATCCCAAAATAACAACAATACTTATGAACTGCCATAGATACCATTGATAGAGCCATTACTACAAAACGCGGGAACGCTACCCACCTTTCTAGTTTACTCATTCCGCCTCCTTTCACACTTCCCCGGTAAACCGCCGGAAACTGGTTTTGCACCTAGTACACCTATATCCGATCAACATTCTTTTTTTTTACCCCAAAAATGGCGACCACAACGACAGGACATTTCTCGCCATAAGATAGCCAACAGAACCCATACACAGAGGGCCACAACTATTGACCCATTCATTTTCCAGAAAAACAGCCTTATCCCCTCCACAAACCCATCCGACTCAATATAGTTCATAAAACTAAGATGTTTCTCATGCCAACCCATCATTCCTCCTTGAAGTTGTGCTGTAAGTACCCTTTCAAAAACTTGTCTTTATCTACGGTATATTTGTTTATACATGGTTGCGGCGACCTCCCACAAGTAGTAGATTTTATCTCCGAGAAGATAACTCTTCCGTCCGGGGTTTTCAATGGGTACTCTACCCTAGTCACGCTAAAAGCAGGGATTCTTGAACTCTGCCAGTAAATACTGTCCATAAAATACAAGAACGTGAATACCATTGAAGCGGCGATTGCCCCTTTAACGAATTTATGTAGTTTTACTTGAGATAGCTGAATCACCATTTGGATAGTCATATACATAAGCAATCCTTCTACAAACCTTATCAGCGGAGACCCAACAAACCAAACAGAAAACAAAATGATTATCAAGGCGTTTCTGAAAGCTAAGAACTTCTTGAACCCTTTACATACCCATAAATAGGGGATCGCCAAAACTAAAAAGAATGTGCTGAACCAATCTGCGCTTTTGTATTTTATCGGGGCAACGAACAACGCTATCAACAAGTTCCAAGCGCCCGTAACTGTTCTTTCTACCCCGGAATACCTCAACAGCGACCCGTTAACTATCCTTTCCTGGGTGTCTACGCTAAACCCCCAATCCGCCCAACATACCCGGATCAAAGGGTAAAACGGATTCCCCGTTGCAAGATATGTCCTTAAAAAAGTAACCCCTACCACCACTAAGGCTAAAACACTCCACCTATTAACCCGAAACGATCTCGCAACTAAAGAATAAAAAAAGACTAATCCAAAAGCAACTAACCCTAAAGGCTTGAACCCCGCGGAAAGAGCCAAGAACAACAAAGATTCCGGCAGTTTCTTTTCCTTGACGGCCAACAGCCCAAACAGCATAAACGTAACACACGGCAAATCTGTCCCCATATTACACATCTGAAAGTATATGTTCCCAGATAAAAGAAATATCCCCATAACGCACAAAGAAAGCTTCTTGCTGATATACCGGCTTAAATACAGAAATACTCCTACCCCTAAAAAAATCCAAGTCAAGTAGCCAATAAGATTCTCTATCCCGACAATGCCAGTAGAAGTAAACAGCGAAGATATAACGCTTGAGGCGTTAGGGAAAGCCATGTGGTGAGAAATGTGCCCTATCCCTGGAAACCAAACGGATTTATTCATCAGCAAAGCCCCGGGAAGGTGGTAGACATGAGTGTCAACGAACCTCGCTTGATAAAATATAGCCTGGAAGCTAAATAAAACTACCGCAGGGAAAAACCATAAAGGCATACGGTAGCTAGAGAAAAGATCGGACCTTAATTTAAGATAAAAAGACCCTGTTGCCCCTATCGTAAGAATAACCAAAGCTCCCCCCAAATCCACCCTATGAAAAAAGTTGAATAGCACCGTTGCTACATAACTTATCGCGACAAACCCAACAAACCACTCAATAAACTTTTTCATCTTTCCTCGCCTCCATGTACTTGCATAAATCCCCGAATGTCCGTATTCCTCTTATTTCGTCTTTATAAAGAAAAACTGTCCCGTTCCCGCTTTCTTCATAATCGCAAATAACCCCTATAATGTCGTGGGTTGACGCTTTCAGTTCTTCCCTCAAATCAAACTCATCTGTGATTTCTTGAGGTATATTAGGGTTAACTGATCTCAACGCGCTTTCTACTTTATCCCTCACTGTCCCCTCCTTTCACCAATCTATCATCCTCGCGAGCTTAAATGCCGCCCAGGCACTTAAAACCACAAGGCATATAATCATCAAAACCATTTCTAAACTACTCATAAGCCTTTTCCATAGATTAAAAGAGTGATGAGAACAAGAAATCCCGCCTCTTTCATTCCTTCTCTACCTCCCCCGGCTTCTCCATGCCGCCTGTCCTAAACGGCTCTGGCATTAAGAAACATCCGATCAAACATAGACATAGTAATAGTAGTATTAGCTTTTTCATTTAGAATCCTCCTTTTTTGCGTCTTCTAAATAGATTACGGTTACAAGCCCATATCTCTCACAATCTTTGTTAATGCAGTATATAGTATAAGAGGAGAAATCCCCGTTTAGGTTGCTATCTAGTGGCTGATTACACTTAATGCAGCATTTCATTCAACACCTCCTAACTTATCTTTACTGTGGTTAACCACACCGAACTATTTTAAATATCTAATTATAGCCAGCACTGCATCAGTAAAAAATATTGCCATCATTATGAAACATAAGAACAATTCAATTATTAATTCTTTCATTCAACACCTCCTAATAGTTCACTCATGGTTTTGATTGTTTTTTCTTTTTTTACGAAAAGCATTAAATTCGCGTGCTCCTGTTAAAATAACTGTTCTTATATAATATTTCTCTGAACACTTCCCACATTCAATAAATTCATCATGTATAATCCATTTTTGACATCCACAATCACAAGTATATACTTCATCCATCACACACCTCCTAATAGTTCTGTAATGTTGTCTAAAATGTTTGATATTTCATGAGTTATTTCAAAATGAGTATATTCTTTCTTCCATAATCTTTTTATTATTTCAATTTTTATCTTATTTATCTCAACAGGAGTATTGCGGATTTCTTCTAAGGCTTGATTGTAGCCTGATATTTCTTCTGCCATGTAGAACCCACCAGTTTTATACTTCTCCGGCAACTTCACCATCCCCATCTTCTCTAAATCACCTATTGCTATTTGTTTCATGGTTTACTCTCCTTCCTCTTTGTTTCCTTTAAGTATCTCTACTGTAATAATAGTATCGTTCTTACCTCCACCATGAGGCACAAGTAAAATTTCTATCATTTCAAAGCCTCTATTCTTTCCTAACCCCATGCTGTTCCATCCAAAACAAATTGCTAAACCTCCGGGCTTTATAATTCTTGATATTTCGTTTTTGCAATTAGCCCAGTATTTCATTGAAGCAAACTCTTTCTTTCCGTACATTCTTGCTTGAGTTATAGAGTATGGCGGGTCATATAATACTCCATCAAATTCATTGTTTGTTCTTGTTTTTAAAAAATCTAAAGCATCCATATTAAACTCAACTTTACCGGACAAATCATTTTTAATTTGAGCAAGACTGTTTTCTCCGGAAAACGGGTCACACCAATACCCATTAATAACATATTTATTAAGAAGTTCTTTTATTGGTTTAATAGTAAATGTCCATTTATTAGGCATAGCCCATTTTCTTGTTATTATCATTTCTCTCCTTTAAGTATCTCTATGTTCCAATTAGTTTTCATTATCCCCATTGCTCTGCCATTGCTTTGGCTACATTTTTAAAAGTAATTGACCGGTTCTTCGATCCACTTGTTTTAGCTCTCCATTGTGATAATACTTTTCCATTAGGATATTTTCGTGATTTTATTGGCGATACAACATTACTTGGTTTTAATAATGGTAAGTTTTTTAACCATAAACAAGTTGGTTTATTTGCTTCGGGATAACCAAATTGCCACATTCGAATAATTTGAGAATATTCCCCAATGTATTTTGGAAGTTGGCCAATAGGATTTTCTAAACAAATTTTGTTAATGTCAGCATTCCATAGATTTTTGATAAATTCAGCAGATTTTTTTTGTTTGTTTAACCGTCCGGGTTTAGTTTTTAAATACTGTAACCCAGCAACAGCGAAATAGGTACAAGGTGGATGAGCTATCATCAAATCCCAACCGTCATTTAAATGTCTTAAACAATCGTC